TTAGTAAACCTTTCTACAGAAAAAAATTACAGACATTTAATTTAGGTTCTAGAAAACAAATAGGAGAGTATCTTATAGACTTTGGCTGGAAGCCTAAAAAGTTTACTCCTACCGGACAACCGATAGTAGATGAAAAAGTATTATCAGAAATAACAGATATACCCCAAGCTACTCTAATAGCTGATTATCTGTTGTATCAAAAAAGAATAGCACAGGTTGATTCATGGCTTAGTGCTTTACAAGATGATGGTAGAGTGCATGGACAAGT